TCGTACTGCGCCCGTAGCTGTCCGGTGTCTGTCATCGCATCGAACGGCCCGGCCCCAGCTTGACCGGGCTGGAATAACTGATAGCCGGCCGCCTCATCTGGGGTTGCGATAAAGTTCGACGGCGCGCCAGTCAGGCTGGGGGCCCAGGGGCGTTCTCCTCCATAAGGAGGAGGCAGCGAAGTGGTCGGTTCGATGCCATAGGGGACCTCAAAGCGGGGGTAGGGCTCAAAGGGGCCCAGGAAGGGGAGGTTCTGGAACTCCGCGGCCGCTGCTTCACGCGACCAGGGTGCGGGGGTGACCGAACGGCCAGTAATCGGGTCTATGTACGGGAGCCGTGTACCCTGCCCCGTGTCCGGAGAAATTATCGGCGCACCGGGATAGGGTACGGTCGGCGCCGGGGGAGGCGGCGGAACCCGCCACGAATCAGCAACCGCGTCCAACGCCTTTTGCAACAAAGTTTGAGGGTGGGGGCCATAATCAGCAGGGTCGGTGCTCAGCCGCCGTGGCGCGCCGGGCCTGAACGGGTGCTGCATAGTCGGAAGGTCATACGGCGGATACTGAGGGGGTGGTTCCGGAAAAGTCTGGAAGGGCAGCTGGCCTCCCGGTAAAGACATCGGCGTTGATTGGGCGGTGGGCATGTTGAACCGGAACGTCTCAGGCGAGGTGTAGGGCCCCCGTCCCTGCAGCCGTGCAGCCTCGTCTACATCAGGGCCAGTATATTGACGGTAAGGGTACTGCCCGACGCCGCTCATCTCGTCTCGGTAGCTCATCCGGGCAGGGTCAACCCGGGTCGGCTCCTGTACCGCGCTAACCGGGGTGGCATTGAAGCGCCCCTGCTCGTCCAACATCATCTGGGCCATATTCATGGCCTCTTGCTCGTTCATCGCAAAGAGGCGCACGGGCGGGCCGTTATCTACATATATCGTGTACCAGTAACCTATACCGGGGGGCATGTGAAGGTCTCCTTATCCGGGGGCGTAATCCAGGCCCAGAGCATTCAGCGCCATACGGACCTGGTCGCCGCCTTGCGCGCCCGGGCGTGGGGTTCCGGGCGCAACTACACCTTGAGGCGCAACGGGGGGCGCCGGGGGAAAGCCTTGAGCCGCACTGGACACTACATCGGCAGGAACACCGAGTGATCCAGGACCTCCTGGGGCGGGAGCACCCCCCATTCCCTGTGGCATTGCCGTGCCACCCGGAACACCGGGTGGTTGCCCCGCCCCGCCACTCGCCATTTGCCCAACCATCTGATTGAACTGCACCTCAGCCAGCGCGTCGCCCATCTGATCTTTCTTGAGCTGCCTCATTAAGGCGTCAACATAAATCATGGCACGTTCGCTCTGGCCGGTCGAGATGAGCCCCTCCATCACGGTCAGCAAAAACGCCTTCGGCTCTGCCACTTCACCCTGCTGAGCGGCAATCTGCTTGCGCCATTCGTCGACATCCTGAACGTCGAGAATCTCATCCAGAATCCAGGCGTCGGGCGCGAGCGGGGTCGGCTTGCCTTCCCTGAGCATCTGCGCCATGCTCACCTGAGATGGCATGTCCTGGGGCAGGGACGGCTTGTGCTGGATCTCGAGTGGGCCGGCGTCTTTGATGTCTTTGGCCTCGATCTCTTCACGGAACCAGGTCTTGAAGGGCCCGTGACGCCCGGTAACCGTCATCTTCCCGAAGCCTTCGGACTCGAACTGCGTGATAAGCAGCGACGCTATCTGGCGGTAAGCCCGGTCCAGGGCAGCAATGCGGGGACCGATCTGGTGTTCGGCCCCTGAGCGCAGGATGTTGGCGGCGTGTCCCGACAACTGGAACTGCAGGTTCCCGTAGTTAACGTCGGCCAGTCCACCGATTTGAATCTCGGATGACGTGAGCCCGGCGAAGGCTGCGGCGTCCTGCGCCATCCTGATTTCGGGGAGGAGCTCAAGTTTCTGGCCCGCCTTAAGCGGTACCTCAGATCCTTCCCTCCAGGGGTCCGCTCCCAGCGTGGCCGAGCCGTCAGGCGAAGTGATCACATATGGATGTCGCACAGACCGGCGGACAAGGGTCGCCATATCCGACATCGTCTTATTGTGCGTGTTGTACAGGGTCCGGTTGTGGGCGAAAACCGACTCGCCGAAGTCAGCGGCCGTGTCATCACCGGAAACATCAGGCTGAATATACGGGGCGGGGCCCACAAAACCGAGGAAACAGGGAACGACCGGGTCGCCGAAGACATCCGTCGCCCTGTGGGGGGTGGGCTGCTTAGCGAACCGTTTGTCCACAATGAGCGCATGATTCTCGCGGTCATAGTAGTCAAAAAGGAGAATATCCTCCTCTTCCGAGGTACTTCTGTCCTTTTTATCTATCCTGATGTCATATAGATCTTCGATTTCCGTAAGCGTGAAGCGTACGCAGTGAGCGAGCCATGACAGGCCCTGGCGATCGGTGCCGTACACGACACGCATGGGATCGAAGGGCATAACGTCCGGGAAGGCGGTGCCATCCTTGCGTTTATTCATGATGGCGCGGCCGGCATACCAGCCTCTGACCACGATATGGAAGGAAACCGTCTCCCGGAGCGGGGGCATCATGGTGGTGCAGAGCTGATCATCAATCTGTTGCAGGGTGCCGACGACCCACCGCTCTTTGAGGGTTGCCTTGCTGCGCCCTTCGGGATCTGTCGGGTTAAAGGGCACCCTGGCCACCATCCGGGCCTCTGACATCCACGAAATGATCTTGTCTGCCAGGGTCCTGGGCCGGTTGGACGTGTATGACTGGTAGCCGTCCCCGGCATCGAACTCATTCTGCCGGTAAAGGCCGTAATCGCTCTCCATCCGTGCGCGCCGGGAAGCGAAATCGGCAGCGTCCCAGGCTGAGGAGATGAGATCGTGAAGGTCTTCAGACTTTTTCGATCGTCGACCCGCTCTTGGCATGGCCCCTTTTCGTGATCAGGTCCAGCGCCGAACCTTGATCACCTCGCGGCCACTAGGGGCACTGAATCGTGCATAACCGTAGTTCGCTGGGTGTGCGATGCCATATGTTACGGCCTTGATGCCGTGATTGTAACGGTCCTCGGGTAAAGTCCCCACAATATTTCCCTGAGAATCCGTTTTCCACTTGTAAGGATGGAAATTTCTCCCGTCAAACGGGTCTGGACCACCCCCGAATTCAGAAATGATGCCCCGACAGGACGGATTTATCAACAATCCGGGTGCTTTCGTGATCGGATTGATCTTCAGAAACGTGTTCAGGCGCTCAATCCCGTCTAACAGATTAACGGCCGAGTAGTCAAGATACAAACCGGTCTTCGCCAGCCAGACTTCGGTCTGCGCGGGCATCGCGTGGTGCTGGGTCCCGGCGATGTCGATGACGCCCCGGGTGGCGGACTTCCCCCACCACGGACGGGTCATGATTACGTCACAAATGTCGTGACCGGTCAGGCCCCGCTCGTAGATTTCGTCAAAAATACGCACCTGCGGGTTGCCTTCGATCAGTTTGACGTGCGCGACCTCGACTGCGTAGGCGCCGCGGTAGCCCGGGTCGATCCAAATATGGACATCTTCGCCCGGTTCCCAGACCACCTCTGGCTGAACGTGAAATTCGGTCCGAAACAGGGTGTGGACAAGCCCTCGGGGCGGTGACGGGATGCCTGCGTACCGTTCTGCGAACCAGTCATCCGAGTGGATGGCCTGCAGGCTCACGATTTCCGGGTCGTTTCGCCCCCCTGGGTACACATATGTGTTCGACCATGACGGCAGAGAGAAGGATTTGGCGTCTTCCTGGTTCGGATATGCCTGCCACGCCTTCCATCGCTCCGGATACCAGCCAAAAGAGCCCTCAAATGTCCCCTCGAGCAGGAGCCAGCCCCGTTTTTCGGCGACTCTGCCACGTAATCGGAGGAAAGATTCGTAATCAATCTGCGATGCCTCGCAGCAAACGATGCCTTCCGGGGCCTCCATGGCCAACGAGCGGTAATCAGAGGCTGATTTTGTGCGGATAACCACCCCGCCGACGCACTCGATCTGCCCGGGATCTACGCGTTTGGTCAGTTTCCGCGCAAGACCAGCCTTGACAAGCAGTTCTGTGAGGTACTCGAACTCCGCGCGCGTTCTTTCGTAGTCGGCGGCGACCAGCCAGAACACCGGCTTCGTAGACGTTTTGCTGATCAGGGAGTTCACGATCTCTTTGAAGCAGTACATCGCACCGAGTCGTGATTTCCCGGCACGCTCACCCCCGGCCACGAGCTTCACGCGGGCCGGGTGGTTCAGGATTTCAAGCTGTTCTTTGGTCGGCTTGAATTTAACCTGCTCAAAAAGCCAGTCCCGGTCCTCGGCACGGACCTCGATCTTCTCAGCCCTGGCGGACTTCTCAGCGACCACGGAACGGCCTCGACTTCATACACCCGCAGCGCCCGAGCGCGTTCGCGCGGGAAGGGAACTCGGCCAGGTAGGCCATCACGGACCCCAGGTTCTCACTTATCGAGCTGGAAATCTGGCCTGGGATGGCGTCAGCCGGGCCGACCTCGAGGTGTCCCGACCGAAAATGAACACAGAGCCCGGCCTGCTTGAGGTCGAACAGCATGTCGACGATCTTCTCTGGAGACTGCTCTGTCATTCTTCGTTCAATATCTCAGCGGCCCATTTAGCAGCAACCTCGTCCCAGTTGACATTCTTCGGTATCAGTAAGTGCGGCGATACATTTTTGTGGAAGCTCTCATGCAGGAGCGCAGTGTCCCCGCCGTTCTTCTCGTGGTTCACAGATACCGTGAAGCCACACACGAACCGGATAGCGCCCACGGCCTTATTGAACCCCTGCTGCTTACACTCCTGGCCTGACATCGGTTCCTCCCCTGAGCGCCTTCGCAGGCACCGGCAATACACATCCACAACCAAACGCCACCGTCGTAAGAGATTTCTGGCCCGGGGCGGTCTCGGTCTTCAACACAGAATAGGAACCGCCCAGGTGCGCGCGCGCGAGCCTCACGAATTCCTCTGAGGTCACCCGCCGGCGAAACGGGGCGACCGCCCACAGGGGCGTCAGCCCCGCCACCCGCAGGCAGCGCTGCTCGACCGTCCACTTGACCGGCGGAGCCGGCCTGCGCTCACCAGGCTCATACTTCACGACCGGGTTACCACCAAAATGAATAACAGCACCGGGACACTGAACACCGCGATCCACCAGGCGTATTCCTTCATAAGGGTAACCCTACCCTACATGAAGGGGTTCGGGTGTTCTTTGTCGGGGTCCAGCTTCTTCTTATGCGGCCTGGGCGGCTCCTTCTCCCCGAACGGGTCGTCTATATACGAGACGACCGATGGAGCCAGGCTCTCCTGTGAAATGGGTGGCAGTGACGCCTGAGGCGCCAGCGCCCGGGCACGAAGAGCATCCAGAAGTGCAACAGCAGCCTCTTGCGTGGGCGTCATAGCGTTCTCCTGCCACCGCTTCCTGGGCGGCCCGTGCTCGAGCCACCATGCCTGTGCCCGCCAGTCGTTATTGGCAAGAAGCCGGTGTAATACCGTCTTCTCCGCCAGCGCCATCGACGCATCCACATCCCGGCGAAAAGAGACGTATGGCTCCGTGCGCGCGAGCGTCGAGCTCTCCCCACCCCCCGCGGCATACCACTCGAACATCGTCCTCACAGGGATGCCCAGCGCCTCCGCCGCAGTCGAAAGCCAAACACCCCCACGGACCAACTCCACCGTCTTGTCGTGCACGAACGTCGACAACCGCGTGGGGTCAGCCTGAACCAGGTTGATCCCGGGCGCCTCCTTCTCCACAACAGGAGCAAGTCCAGGACGCCACGATTTTGAGCGACGAGCGGTTCTTCCCATTGACAACGCCAGCCTACCATGTCGTGTATCATCTTTGTCGCCACCCGCTGAAACCAAATAAACCAGCCAACCGCACAGCCCTATGAGCCGCCGCTGTGAAGCAAAGGGCACAGGCCGGTAAGCCTCAGCAGCTTCCCGAGTTGCGACAAAACCCCACCCCGGAGGGGGGGTAGGGGGGGTGGTTTCCCTCTCCGCCCCACCCAACGTTTCCCACAAAAACCACCCCCCCCCAACCCCCCCCCCCACACCCCC